CATAGATCATTATACCTTATATTTGATCAAGTTGAAATATAGAGTTATTTTTTAGGTAAGATAATATTCCAGTCTATATTAGATAATAAGTCTTTCAAATTTATTTCTTTTAAACTAGTAGTTTTCATATATTTAATCAATTCTTGGGTGTCTATGAGTATCCATTCCTTATCATTTTCAAATAATACTTTATCTGACTGACTTTTAGAATTTATAAGTTTACCTTTTTTATCAGAATAATCTTTTAAAAATTGTATATTAAATTTTAAATATTGATTAGATAATTTTTTAATAATTCCTTCAACTTGCCAGTCTTCACTGTCATTCCATTTTACATTTGAAAGGTATTCGTTTACAAACTTTATGTTCATTCAATTAGAATGAAATTTAAATTAATGACTTATGATTTCTTTTAATCTTGCTCTTAATTTGCCAATTAAATTAGAATAATGTTCATTGATATTCCTAAGAGTTTCTATATGAAGCTGATATTTTTCTATTCTTTCATTTAGTTCTGCATTAAGCATTACCTCAGATTGTTTAACACCTTTTTCCATTTGGAATTTTTCTTCTAGTTCTTTAACTTTTTCTTCTAGTTCTTTTATAAGTAAATCTTTATCTTTGATCATTTTTATACCATGTAGCTAAAACATATCTATTTCCAGAAATTATTTTTTTTACTCCATGTAAATAATATTTTCCATCAAAAAATAATACTCTACCAGTAATAGGAGTAAAAATTGTTCCATCTTCAAAATAAGTTTGCCCTCCTTCATAATTATCATTTAAATAACATATAGAAGATAAAGTTGTTTTATTAGAAGTATTATCAAAATGAAAGTCTTGAAAAGAATTTTTAGGCCAATAAACAATTTGAGCCCAATCAATTATTGAATTATTAATTGTTTTAGAAATATTATGAATTTTATTTATAAAATCTATTTCTAAATCTTCTTTTTTTAAATCTAAAGGAAAAACATCTCTAAATTTTTTAGCTTTATTTTTGTTTTTTTTATAAAAGTTTATTGTATTTTTGCAAAATTCTTTTGAATTTAAATTATCTTTTATTAATACTATCATTTTTTAAAGTAAGCAGGCAATCCTAAATGAGGTCTACGATCATATAAGTTTTCTTTTGATCCTTTTGTTTTTACATTATTATAATGTAAAAATACTTGAGCACAATTTTCTCCTTCAAAAGATTCTCTCCAGTGTTCTAATTCATTACCTCTATAAACAAGCATATCTCCTGGTTTTAAATCTACTTTTACTCCTTTTAATTCCTCTTTACCAGATGGTTCTAAATAAATTGGCCAAGGATCTCCTCCAAGATTTAATGTAGTAGATATTTCACAACTAAATCTATCTTTATGACGTTTTAAAATATCACCTTTTTTATAAATTCTAGCATAAGAATAATTAGGATTTAATTTTAATTCTGTATTTTTTTCCATTAATGGTAAAAGTTTTTCAAGTAAAGTTTCCATTACAACATCAGCATAATGCGAATATGTGTTTGGCACTTGTACATCTGCCCATATTCCCCATTCACTTGTAAATGGCGAAATGTATCTATTTTCAATAAATGTTTTAGCTACTTTTCTTTTCATTATAAAATAATTATAACAAAAATCTGTAAGTTCTTTAGAGATTGCTTTTTTAATAACTGTATATTTATTTTTTTTAAAATTCATTTTTATTTAAATGGATATCCTAAGTTCCAAAGGACTAAAGAATATCTTGTTCCTTTCGTTACTGGTTTAACTCTATGCCATACATGAGAGGGGAATACAACAATAGATCCTCTTTCTGATATTTCAGCACATTTTCTTACTTGATTTTTATCTGGATCATTATTTCTAAAATCAAATTCTAATTCTCCTCCTTCATAATCCTCAGGATTTGACAAAGAGCAGGTCACAGACAACTTTCTAATTTTATTGTGTTTATAGGGTTCATCTGGGCAATTGTAAGGTGCTGGCCAAGAATCACAATGCCAATCATAATATTGATTTAATTTATATTTTGTAAACTGACAACTCTCAGACCAGTCCCATTCAAAATTCCATCCAGCTAATTTATTTGCTTCATGAATGTAAGGATGTATTTCTTTATATATCCAATTATCATTTAACCATACTACATTTGAATCTCTTCTTTGTTTTAAATCATTAATTTCTTCTTTAGTTAGAGGAGTGCCTTTATTTGCTTTTTCTGATAGATTTCCAATAAGTGCTAATTGTTCTTTTTGTAAATTAGCATATTTGATAACCTCATCACAAAATTTAGAAGTTAAAACATTTTTAAAATAATAATAATGATGATGTAAGTTCATACTTTATTTTTTATATAACTTATTTTTATTATATTAAAACAAAAAAATCAACTTTAAATTTTTAAGAAATAGACCAAGTAGATGTATTGGAATTCCAGATATAAGCATTGTTTTCTTGATCTTTTGCTGTCCATCTTAGATTACTTTCATCCCAGTCGATAAAATACCTTTTATTTTGTTCATTAACAATAATGGTAGGATATAAAACAGGAGCTATCCAATCTCCATTTGAATTAAGAGTCCAAGATGAATAGGGTTGTTGAGATATAAACATATCTAAATTAGAATTATATTTCATTCCAATACTAGCATATGTTTTTCTAAAATTACTGTTGTAAGAAGTTTGAACCCATTTAACTCCATTAGGACTAAAATTATTTAAAGATTGAAAATGTAAAGCTGCTTGTTCAGATAATTCTCCACCATTATTTGCAATATCTTGATTGCAAGCCGTAAGAACTCTAATTACTATATTATTTATATCTAATTCTGCAAAATGAGCCATATGATTAAGTAATTGTAAAACTTCCTGGAACTGTAAATGTTAAAATAGTAGCAGATCCGTCAGGAGCTGGACTTGTTGTTTTAGTATTTGTTCCTGGTGAAACAGAAATTCTAGGTCCATTAGGTCCAGCTGTTCTTACAATAACAATACCTGAGCCTCCCTGTTTAGATGGATTAACTTGACCACCGCCTCCTCCACCTCCTCCAGTGTTAACTGTTCCATCTGATCCTCCAGAACTTCCTCCACTTGGATTAGCGTCTTGCATACCATTTCCACCACCTCCTGGTCCTCCTGTACCACCAGAAACTGGTACACCAGAATCATTACCCCCTCCACCACCGCCACCACCTCTTGTAGTAGAAGTTCCATTAATTGAATTTGCTAAACCATTTCCTCCTGGACCTCCACTTGTTGGAGTACCTGCAGTTCCTGCAGATCCTGCACCTCCGCCTCCACCAGCTGCTTGTGGAGAAGGAACTCCATTTGCTCCATTATTTCCTTGTGATGGACTTACTGGAGGAGTGTTTCCATTTCCAAATCCTGGAACTAGACCACCTGCTCCACCACCACTACCACCTGGTCCACCTGTTGCTCCTGGAAAACCTCCGCCTCCACCACCACCTGTAGATGTTATAGTTGAAAATACTGAATCACCACCTTGTCCACCTCGACCACCTGGATCTGGAGCTGGATTAGAAACCCCTGCACCTCCACTACCAACTGTTACACTTACCGGTCCTGGACCAAAACTTAATTTAGTTCCTCCTGGAAAAGATGTACGGAACCCTCCTGCTCCTCCACCACCACCTGATCCTCTGTTACCACCACCACCGCCACCTGCTATTACTAAATAATCAAAAGAAACAACAGCCGCTGCTCCTCTAAATTGACCAATAGCTATTTGTCCTGATGCTGGTATTGGACCATTAGGTGCGGGTGTTCCGGGACTTACTAAAGGTCCTCCTAAATAATATTCTGATAATGCTATTGGATTTGATCCACCAAATTCTGTTTGAATATTGGAAAGTCCAACGTTAGTCGAAGGGACAGCCATTTTTTAAGCCTCCTTTTTTAACGAATTAATTTGATTTTGTAAATTTTTAACACATTCAATTAACAGACAAGTTAATCTGTCATATTTAATTGCTTTAGTTCCATCAGGTCTAGTTCCTACTATTTCTGGTAAAACTTGTTCTATTTCTTGGGCAATTACTCCAACATCTTTTTTTCTATTAAAATAATTATCTTCCCCACCTCTTGAATCTAAGAAATCTTTTTTCCAATCAAAATAAACACCGTTTATTTTTGAAACCATGTCCATTGGATTAGGTATGATATTAATGTTTTCTTTAAATGTTATATCTGAAGAATAAAAAGCAACAACGTCATTGGTAGCTCTTATAAGTCCAGTTGTTCCACCTGCAGGAGTACCTACTCCTAAAGAATCAAATTCAACATCACTAGCAGTTCCAAGACCTATAGAAGTTCTTACAGTTGCTCCTGATTCAGTAATAAAATTAGTTCCATCTCCAACTATGAAATTACTATCTGTAGGAGTTAAACCAGCTATGTCTGATAATTGTGCATCAAAAGCTTGAACATCTGTTCCTACAACAAGCCCTGCTAATTGATTTGTTATCTCTACAACGTTAGTTCCATCTGAATAAACTAAGACAGCATTTTTTTCAGTTGTTCCAAATGTAAATCCTGTACCCCCTACTGTTTTAAATTGAACAGTAAAAGCACCTGTTGTACCATTAATAAGTGTATATGTTTTTTCAATACCATTTGGAATAGTTACTATTTGATTTCCAGTAATAGTTCCTGTAAATTTTATAACTGCATTTCTTGCAACAGATAATGTTGGTGAATTTGCAATTGTTAATGCTGTAGTTTGAGCACCACCAGCTATACTTTGTTCTCCGTATCCAGCAATAGCTTGTTGGATTACGTTTAGATTGTCATTAGTTTTATCTCCCCATGTACCAGCGTTTTCGCCAGTGACCATAAGTTCTATTTTAAGATCTGTAGAGTAACTTGATGCCATTTATGCTCCTAATTAATTAATTAAAATAATATATTTAAGCAGCTAAGTCAACCGGAGTCCAAGTATTAGAAGCTCCTGTTTGTACTTCTGCCCAAGCCGTAATATTAGCAGAACCTGTGTTAATATTCAAGCGACTACCCGTAACATTTACTGTAGCATTTCCAGTGGTTGTTGCTTGTCCTGCTATTAAGTTTATTCGAGATCCGGATACATCATATCCAAAGGCAATTGTAACTTGACCTGTATTAAAGTTAATTTGAGAGCCTGTTACAGAAACATTAGCTCCAGCACTAGTATCTTCATTTCCTATTAAAACATTAACTTGAGAACCAGTAACTGGAACTTCAATAGTTGGGAAACCTAAAGCATTACCCTGTACTACATTTATTCGAGATCCAGTAACATTTACATTAGCATCAGCAGTAATAACAGCCCCTGCTAGTCCTTCTGTAATATTTAATTGAGACCCAATAACATTAATATTTGCGTTTGCACTAGTTGTTACACTTGAAAGGAATATTACTACATCATCATCTTCGTCTACATTAACAAAAACGTTTCCGTCTATTTGAATATCAACAGGGTGAACAAAAGTTGCTAAAGCAGATCCTGTAACTACTGTTATAACATCATTTTCTAATCCCCAAGGAACATCTCCCCAACCAGAAACACCCCATCCAGCATCAGGTTGAAATTCTGTTGTAACTGAACCTTCGTCTAAATTAATCTGAGATCCAGTAACTGATAAATTACTATCAGCATTTGGAGTTACTGGTGTAATAGATATATTATTCTGAATTCCTATTAAATTAATATTAGCATCACCTATTATAGATTCTTCTCCAATTAAAGTATTGATTTGAACACCCGTGGTATCAACATCAGAATTAGCTGTGGTTGTTATTCCATTTTGTGATACATTTAATTGAGACCCAGTAACAAAAACATCTGTTTTAATATCTTCAGTTACACCATTTATTAATAAATTAACTTGCGTTCCTATTACATTAACAGGTGTTATTAATTCTATAACTACTGAATTTTGTGTAACATTAACTTGTGTTCCGGTAAGAGGTACAATTACATCATCTTCTTCGCCCCAAGGCACTTCTCCCCAACCAGCAATACCCCAACCAGCCTCTGGTTGATATTCTGTTGTGACAGAACCTTGTAACAAACCTATTGATAAAGATAATCCGCCAAATGAACCGTCGCCAAACTCTCCGTTATCCCAAGCGATTATACCAGGTGATGATATGATTACTGTTTCGTCAGCCATGTTATTTTCCTAACATGGTATGAGCACCAAGTGGTGATATGTAAAATATAATATCTGCCACTTGGCCCTCCTTAAAATTTACGCGTTACCAATTCTAATAATTGCAGCGCTCGTTGTAAATGCTGGGAACTGAACTGTAAAAGTTCCAGCAGTTGCGGTTTTTGGTCCGCCAAAGTCTAATACACAAACAGCAGGGTCGCCTGCAGCTGTGTCGTTATATATTAATGCACCCTGAGCTGTCAAAGTTACACCTGTAAAAGATACGTTTGCAAAATTTGTAATTGCTACAGCACCTGATACTTTAACACCAGAATTAACTAATGCTTTTCCACCAGCAGTATATCCTGAAGATGATACTTCTTGTGAAGATGTATAAGATGTTGTTGATGCACCTAATGTTGCATCTGTTTGATACATTGCAAGTTTGAATGTATTACCAGTCGATGCTGTGAAATTGTGTATCGCTCTAAGGATTTGTCCTTTAAACGAATTAGCAATTGCGTTTGTTGTTATAGCCATTTTTATCTCCTTAAATTATGGTGATGGAGAATCAATTTTTATTCTCGGCACTCCATCGTCGTATTCACCTCTTCGTCTTCTACCCATTTGTTGAAGAGCAAAGTTTTGAACTTCTATATCATACTTCCCTTTGTATAAATTGTACATATCCATAGGTCCTTTTAAAAAAGAAAACGCCTCTGATAATACACCGTATAATAGTATATTTTCTGCATAGGTTGACAAATACGTACTAGTTGTTGCATTAAAATTAGGTGGTTCTTTTATATATTCTAATTGCACAGGATAAGCTTGATCGGGCGTTGGAGCTACAATTAAAGTAAAATCATCCCAATTACCGTAAAATTTAGGTACTCCTTTAGCATTTGATGAATTAAACTCTCTCATAAAAGTTTGATCTCTTTTTTCCATATATTCAACTGTACCAGATGCTAATGTTCCAGTCGTAGCTACGAACAAAGCTCTAGGAACTAATAAATCTGAAGGAATCAATAAATATTTATTATTTGCAGTAAATGTTGAATCGGCATATTTTCTTAAATCATCATAATCAACTTTTCCAGCCACATCTAATTCGGTATTTCTAATAAACCCATCAATAATAGTTGCTGTTAAGACATTACTATCCACTTCGGTATAATCTCTTACTTGAGTTACAAAATTTGCGTAAGTTATAGACATTATGTTATACTCACAGTTATTGAACCAACGGCTATTAAAGCTATTCTGCCATTAGCTTGTTGATCAGGGTTTAATGGAATCATTCCTCTTGTTAAAAATGCAAAATCACCTGGTAAATCTAATAATGCTGTGGCCATTCCAGCTCCACCAGAATCTGCGAATAAACCAGTGTTCGGTGGCACAACTGTTGTAGGTTCTGCGCCTCTTCCCAATTTAGGTGTTTGAAAATCTTGGTTTCTACTATTTAATAATGCTTCAGGATCAGCTCCGTAAACTTTTGGATCTAATTGTGGATGTTTAGGTTCATATTCTGAAATATGCACCATTGATCCTTGCCATTCTCTAATCATTTCTTGATATGGAAAAGACTGACCTGATCGGTCAGATTTCATCATTGATCTTCTTCCTGATGCGAATCTACCCATTAGAATGACCCCGATGGATAATAGTTTGCAGGAGAAATAAATACAGAAGCGCTTTGAGAATCCTCGACTAATGCTCTCTGTAATTCATCCTCGTAATACATTTTTAATTGTTCGGTTCTTTGAGGTGCTTTTGATTGTGATATATAAAAAGCAAGACCAGATACTAAACATGGTAAAAATCTAAAAGGTATATCAGGATTATTAGTATAAGTTCCGGCATCTTCTATTCTTTCAAGAGCGTAATATTTTAAATGTGTGTAAGTATTTAAATCTGGTGCTTGATATAAAGTAATTGTAGGTGTTAATTGTCTATCTACATAGTATTGAGAAGGCGTTCCAGATTGACCTTTATTAGGCAACGATGCATAAGTTGATCTATCAATCTTTGACAGAGATACATCTTGAGTATTCGTTGTTGTTCCTGAAGTTGATGAAATATAAGCCTCTAAAACATCACTAACTGAAGAAGCGACACTGTAAGTAGCAACTCCTGTACTCAAAGCCTGCACTTTTAATTCAACTTTCCAAAGATGAACTCCTCTATTGCCCCATTCTGAAAATATTAAATTACAAAGAACTCTTGCTCTTTTTAAATCATAACCAGAATTAACAGCGAGACCACATCGTTGATAAGCCTCTTCGATCATTTCTTCTATGGATAGATTGAAACTAGTTGTTCCTGATGTAGCCATTAAAATACCCCTCTAAATTTTGTTCCTTTAATCGCAATACCACCACCTCTTAGTTTAAAGAAATATTGCCCAGTTTTTTTAAAATTCTTTTCATTTCTGTTCTTAATCTTTTCATCAGTGAATATCTTAGCAGCGTCTTTTGTGGTATTTTCCTTAATAACATCCATCGCTGACTTTTCTTGATTTGTTTTTTTATCAGGCATTTTTATCTCTTACTTTACGATTGTATAATTTTTTAGATTTTACCACTCTGGGGTAAAATAGTCTAGAACCGAGCTTTTTAGCGACTGGATTTTTTAAGGATTGTCTTGACATTACTTGGCCGTGGTCCGGTGTTACCTGCTTGTTGTTTTCGCTTTACAGCACTAGCTTTTTGACCTCGGCTCATGGCTCTAGCTTTTGCAATAGGTACACATTTTGGATAATTTTTTCTCTTCTCTCCACCACTTCTGCCACATTTAGGATAAGATCCATCAGATTTACGATTTGCAATATCTACCCAATTTTCTTGTACCCATTTACGTAAACCCATGTTAATTTTTTTTAGTTACTTTTCTTCGATCTTCCATCACGGCTCCGCAACCTTTTGCGACACCACCTTGTTCGTAATTTGAAACTTTCTTTCTTTCTTGTGAAACGTTTCCACCCTTCATCATTTTTTTCTTTTTACCGCCTGGTACAATTTTTCCAGAACATACTGCACTAGCATACATGTTCGCGTACGCGCTCGGGTACACTTTAAATTTTGCTTTTGCAGCAGCTTTTCCTCTTGGGCAAAGTTTAGCCATTATTTTTTCTTTTTAGACATTCCAGCTTCTGAAAGAGCTATTGCTATTGCTTGTTTTCTAGATTTTACAACAGGTCCTTTTTTTCCAGAATGTAATTTTCCTTTTCCAAATTCTCTCATAACTTTAGAAACTTTAGCTTGACCACCTTTTGCTTTTTTTACCATTTTTCCTTCTTCGGTTTCTTTGTAACCTTTATCTTCTAATTCATATTCTCTAGCTTCTTCTGCTTTAGATTCCATTTCTTCATGTTTCTTAGACATGTCTTTAGCCATGCCTCCTTTTTTCATAAGTGCTCTTCCACGTCCCCTTAAAGATATATCGCCCATTATTTTTTCTTCTTTCTTTTTGATTTTAACATAGCTCTTGATGGTTTAGCTCCTCTGAGCTTTCCTTCTACTTCTTTAGCTATTTGTGCTCTTCCTATTGGCATATTAATTCATTGTTGAATAGATAACTTTACCATTAACTTTCTCAGCTTTCAAGAACTGTCCTCTGTTCCCTAAACTATTATAACTACAATGTACCCATCCAGAATTAGGCTCATTTTCATTCCAAAACTCAAGTATACATTGATCATAATCTAAGTTTTTAACTATAAAATCTGCTAAATCTTTATTCGCAACACCAAAGATCTCAAAATCTGCAGCTTGGCCTTTCGTATGTTGGCTTTTGCTTGATGAACCTATTGCTTCGCATAATGTGGAAGATCTATACCCAGAACTAACTGATAATGGCATACCATAAAAATCTCTAATAGGTTGAAGTATTTTTTCACATAACAACTTTAAGTTTAAAATATGTTCTTCATTTGGGGTGTTATCTATCCCTAGTCTCGTAGCTTCTTGAGACTTTGTTAATTCATTTAACGTAAAACTTTTACTTAGATTCATTTCTTAAATTTCTTATAACCTCAATTACATGTTTTTCATACTCTTTATTTGTAGAAAAATTGTCTAATGTTTTAGCTAATGCTATAGGATCTCTGTTTACTGTTATTTCTCTAACTTTTCTAAACTCTGCATATACTCTCTTAGTGTTTAATATCTCTATGTAATATTTAACGGATTCACATTTATTCTTAAATATCCTTACTCGCCAATCAATAGAATCTGGTTGTCTATAAGGCAACATACCTTCTTTAGACCATACTCTTATACCAAATAAATTGTGTCCCTCGCGCGCGAACCTAGATCGTCCATAATCGCTTTCAACTATGGCTTGAGCTATTATTAATTCTGTATTTACTC